AAAACTTATACTAGACCGTCATCTTCATTAGGTTCTTTTAATTTTGGAACTACAAATATTACAGCAGATAAACCTGATTGTGATATAGGTGCTATAAGAATGTATGATAGAGCTCTTACAGCCTCAGAAGTAGGACAAAATTTTAGAGCTGGTAATTATTTCAATTATTCATCTATAATTACATCTAAACACGAGGCGACTGAAGGAAATTTATATACAAGCTCAGGTAGTCAATATACTTATATGCAGGTTAATTTAAATGCAAATGAATATAGTGGAAGTGGTAATAGTTGGCAAGATTCTAGTGGTCTTGGTAGAAATGCAACTATTAATGCAGCTACTTATGTTGATGATAATAACTCTGATTATTTTGATTTTGCGGGTAACACTAGTGATCCAGTTTCTATAAGCAACTTTAGTGGATTAAATTCATCAGCAAGAACTTGGGAATTTTGGGTTTGGTTTGATACTGATGCAACTAATTATTTTGGTGGAATGTGGGGAACTAATAGTGATAATAGCACTAAAATGGCAATTTTTAGAATGAAAGACAGTAATAATGCTATTAGAGCTTCAGTATATGATGGTACTGGTTCAGCTGTTGAACCCACAACAGCTAATAATGTAGTAAAAACAAATGAATGGAATCATATAGTATTTACAAGTGATAACAGTGATAATAGTTTTGAAATATATGTAAATGGGGTTGAAAAATATTCAAGTACATTAAGTTTTGATATCAATACCTCATCAACAGAAGATTTTATTATTGGAGCTGGGGGTAGTTATTCATCTAATAGATTAGACGGTAGAGTTGCACAATTTAGATATTATAATACAGCATTGTCTGCTTCAGAAGTAATGACAAATTATAATGCTTCTAGAGAAATATATAAAAATCCTACCGTATTAACTGATTTGAGGCCTACAAACTATTCATCGGGAACAACGTGGAATGATTCTAGCAATCAAGGTAACAATGCAACATTAAATAACTTTGGTAGCACTGTTACTTCTTATTATGATAAAGAAATTGGTAATTTTTTTGATTTAGAGAGTAATGATTATTTTTCAACAAGTATTACTAAAAACTGGGCTTCTATACCTTTTTCTGTAGAAATGTGGTTTAATACAGATTCAAGAAACGGCGAATATTTATGGGGATTTAATGACACAGTTGGTAATGGAGTAGGTGCTTCTATTAGAGGTTCTGGTAATAGTTATCATTTACAATTTCTTGGATCTGGACTTATTGTAAGCGCTGGGGTTGTTCAAACAAACCAGTGGTATCATCTAGTTTTTACTTCTGATGGAGCAACTAAAAAAGCATATTTAAATGGTTCATTTGTAGATAGCGGTACAACAACTATTAACAGTGCGGCAAATGGTAAAGCATTTATATTTGGTAGATATGGAACTGCTAATGCAGGTTATTATAATGGTAAAATGGGTCATGTTAGGTTATATGAAGGTGAATTGTCAGATGCACAAGTAGCACAAAACTATTTAGCTACAAAAAATAAATATCCTAATGGTATAAATGGAGATATACAAGGAGCAACATTTCAAAGTAGTGCTACTCCTTTTCATTTTGACTTTAATGGTTCTACAAATTATATAGATGTTCCTCTTACGACATTAGGGGATGGAGATTTTACAATAACTATGTATATCAAATTTGATGATTTGTCACCACAAAGATATATTTTCACTAAATATATAAGTAGTCCCCCCGGTGCTTATGGTATGCTTGTGCAAAGTCAAGCATCAAGGAGTGATGTATTATGGCAAATGTTTGACACAGGTAATGGTACTCCAATAGGTATATATTCATCAACAAGTTTATCGACAGGTACTTATTATCATTTTGCATTTGTTTATGTTAAAGAAACTTCGGCTACAATTTATTTAAATGGTTCATCAGATGGTACTACTTCTTACGCAACAAGCAATCCTTTTGCACAAAATAGCGACCCAATTAGATTTGGAAGATACGGAGGTGGAACTAATTCACATGATGGAGAAATAGGGCAAATAAAAATATTTGAAAAGGCGTTATCAGCATCAGAAGTTTTGGATGAATATAATGCAACCAAGTCAATTTATATACCATAATGAACAATTATATTAGAAAAATTTCTATTGGATCAGATTACAAAAATGCTATGCATTATGTGGTTGATCAAGATGTTATGGGTGGTTTGTGGAAGATTCACGCTGTATCTCAAGATGAAGAAGGGTACCACTTGTGGATTCAGAAAAATGAAGAAATTAAGAAATGGAAATTTTTTAGTATAAATACTCCAATTACAATAGAATATAATGTTAACTTTTAAGCCTACAAAATCTTTTTTAGTAAAACCAAAAAACAATCAAGAATACATTAGAGAAAAAAATGGTGTTGTAATCACCTCTTCCATTGAGAATGCTAAAGATGTAAATCGTTTTGGTATCATACAAAAAACACCATTGTTTTATACAGGTGATTTAGAGGAAGAAGATGAGGTTGTTTTACACCATAATGTTTTTCGTTCATACTTTGATATAAAAGGTAATGAAAGAAAGAGCAACGAGTATTTCAAAGATAATTTGTATCTTGTATCATCTAATAAAATTTATCTTGTTAAAAAAAATAATAACTGGGTTAGCTTTGATGATTATTGTTTTGTCTCTCCGAAAGACGAGGAGAATATGGCAGTTTCGTTAGGAGCATATGAACTGCATAAAGGAACTGTAAAATATACAAATAATAATTTAATTAGTCAGGGGCTGACAGATGGTATGGAAATAGGATATACAAAAGACAGTGAATATAAGTTTGAAGTAGACGGTGAAATTTTGTATAGGATGAGAAGAAAAGATATATGCGTTGAATTTAGTTGAATGGGAAAATCATTAAACAGAAGAGGCAAATATAGTCACTGTACTCGTGCACAAAAAAAAGGAAGAAATAAACCAGCAAAAAAAATTAAATAATGGCAGATACTTTTTTAAAAAATAATTTATCTATAGTTATATCTTTTATAGCGGCTGTTTTTGCAGCGGGTTCTATATTTTCAGAGTTTACAGCGCTTAAAGACGAGTTACATTTAGTTCATGAAAGACTAGATGAGAAAGTTTTTGTTATAGAAAAAATTGAAAATAGATTAATAGAGTTGGAGAAAAAAATAGAATACGAAAGAGGATTATTAGATGCAAAAAATAAAATCAAATAAAATGAAAACATATTGGATAACCACAACAACTTGGGGTGAGTATAGAATTCAATACACCTTAAATAATGAGGAGCACTAAAGAAACTATACTTCGAGTAATAAAGGCAGGAGAAAAAGCTGTCGAAGAGCTTATTAAAGTTGCACATGATGAAATAATTACTGATGATCCATCAGAAGATTTAGCGGCAGATAGATTGAAAAACGCAGCTGCTACAAAAAAACTTGCAATATTTGATGCTTTTGAAATATTGAGTAGGATAGAAGTAGAAAAAGAAAAATTAGAAAATGGAGAGTCAGCAGATTCTAAAAAAGAAGAAACCTTCAAAGGTTTTGCTGAATCGAGAGGCAGAAAGTCTTAGTCTTTTTACTGTCATAGGTATTATATCTGAGGCAGAAAAAAATAAGAAAAACAAAAACTCATCTTGGGATTATGGATATAATCCTGATTATGATATAGTCGTAATATCTAAAAACGGAAAGATTGGTGATATAATCAATATAAATGGATTAAAAATAGCTTTACCTTTGCAACCAAAAAAGGTTGAATCTAGAAGCAAAAAAACGTCAGAGCAGTATTGGGAAGCAAAAGAATACCCAAGAGAGTTATTTAAAATCAAAACAGTTTTTCAGTGGAATGAATACTCGTCTGCATTCAAAGAGTCATGGGTTGATTACATTGAACAGGAATTTGAAAGAAGAGAAAATGGTTATTGGTTTAAAAACAACGGTGTTAATACTTATATTACTGGCTCTCATTACATGTACTTGCAATGGACCAAGATTGATGTTGGGCTCCCAGAGTTCAGGGAATCGAATAGAATATTTTTTATTTACTGGGAAGCGTGTAAAGCCGACAACAGGTCTTACGGAATGTGCTATCTTAAAAACAGAAGGTCAGGCTTCTCTTTTATGTCTTCAGCAGAATCCGTTGCTCAAGCAACAATTACTTCAGATGCACGGTTTGGGATATTGTCCAAATCTGGAGCTGATGCCAAAAAGATGTTTACAGACAAGGTTGTACCAATATCTACAAACTACCCCTTTTTCTTCAAACCAATTCAAGATGGAATGGATAGGCCTAAAACAGAACTTGCCTACAGGGTGCCAGCCTCAAAGCTTACAAGAAAAAACATTGAACAAAAGCAAACAGATGAGTTGGCAGGACTCGATACCACAATTGACTGGAAAAATACTGGAGACAACTCCTATGATGGGGAAAAACTTAGACTCCTTGTACATGATGAATCTGGGAAGTGGGAGCGTCCAGATAATATCCTCAACAGTTGGCGTGTCACTAAAACTTGTTTACGACTAGGAAGAAGAGTTATAGGAAAATGTATGATGGGATCTACATCTAATTCTTTAGATAAAGGTGGTTCAAATTTTAAAAAATTGTTTTATGATTCAAATCCTTTAGAAAGAAACGCAAATGGTCAAACAAAAACAGGATTGTATAACCTATTCATTCCCATGGAATGGAACATGGAAGGGTTTTTAGATAAGTACGGTCATCCTGTTTTCAGAACTCCAGAGACCCCAGTTGTTGATATTCATGGAGAATACGTTTATCAAGGAGTTTTAGATTATTGGGAAAATGAAGTAGAATCTTTGAAAAGAGATCCTGATGCTTTGAATGAATTTTACAGGCAATTTCCAAGGTCAGAGAACCATGCTTTTAGAGATGAGTCCAAAAATAGTTTATTTAATTTGCAAAAAATATACGAGCAAATAGATTATAATGACACAAACGGAACATATAGTTATGTTGATAGAGGAGATTTTCATTGGGAAAATGGAGAAAGAGGAACAAATGTTGTGTGGACTCCAACAAGAAATGGGAAATTTTACGTAACTTGGATACCTCCTAAAGAATTAAGAAACAATGTACGTCGAGACAGTAACAAATATTATCCACTTAATGTTCATATTGGCTCTTTTGGTTGTGATAGTTACGACATTTCTGGAGTAGTTGGAGGTAGTGGTTCTAAAGGAGCTCTGCATGGTTTGACAAAAGTAAATTTTGACAATGCACCATCAGAGTTGTTTTTTTTAGAATACATAGCAAGACCTCAAACAGCAGAATTGTTTTATGAAGATGTTTTGATGGCTTGTCATTTTTACGGCATGCCAATATTAGTTGAAAATAACAAACCTAGATTGTTATATTATTTAAAAAATAGAGGTTATAGAGCATTTGCTATGAATCGTCCTGATAAATTAAAGAATGATTTATCAAAATCAGAAAAAGAATTAGGTGGAATACCATCATCACAGCCAGTAATTTCTGTTCATGCAGAAGCAATTGAAGCTTACATTGAAAGAAATGTTGGTGTAGATGCTATAGGAACGTACAGAGAAATGGGAGATATAGGTAAAAAAATGTATTTTATGAGAACCCTTAAAGATTGGTCAAACTATAATATATTTAATAGAACGAAGTTTGATGCAACAATAAGTTCTGGTTTAGCTATAATGGCAAATCAGAGATACATAACTAAGCCTGAGAAAAAGCGTAGCAAAATAAGTGTTAACTTTGCAAAGTACGACAACTCAGGTCTGAATAGCGAAATTATAAAATAGCAATATGCTAAACGACGATTTTAAAATTGCCAATATATCCTTTCCAGATCAGTTAGCTTCTGACTCTGTCAAAAAGACAAAGGAATATGGGCTATCTGTAGGTAAGGCTATAGAATCAGAGTGGTTTAGAAAAGACAATGGCGCTGCTCGTTTTTACAACAACAGAGATAATTTTCATAAACTAAGGCAATATGCTAGAGGTGAGCAATCTGTTCAAAAGTATAAAAACGAATTAGCAATAAATGGAGACACGTCATATCTTAATTTAGACTGGACTCCTGTCCCTATAGTTCCAAAATTTGTAGATGTAGTAGTAAATGGTATGTCAAACAGGTTGTTTGATATTAAAGTTGAGGCTATAGATGATGTAGCAAGATCAAGAAGAGACAATTATAAGAACACTATTGAAAAAGACATGTTGGCTAGAGAGTCTCTTGAATTTTTACAACAAGCTAGTGGAGATAATCTTTTTTCAACAGACCAAGCAACTTTGCCAGATTCTGATGAAGAACTTGAATTGCATATGGAATTATCATACAAGCAAAAGATAGAAGTAGCAGAAGAAAAAGCTTTACAAGCAATATTAGATGTTAATGATTATGAATTAATTAAAAGACAGATAGATGAAGATGCAACGGTCTTAGGATTATCAGCTGTAAAACACTCTTTTAATACTCACGATGGAATTAAAATTGAATATGTAGATCCAACTCAAATGGTTCATTCTCCAACTGAAGATCCAAATTTTTCTGATTGTTATTACTTTGGAGAAGTAAAAAATGTAAACATTACAGAACTTAAAAAAATAAATCCCTCTTTGACTCAAGAAGAGATAAAAGACATATCTAAACTTAGCGCAAAGTTTGATGCTTATCAAGGAATTAGAGGTGGTTATAAAACAGATAATTTTGATTCAAACACAGCAACTCTACTTTATTTCTGTTATAAAACTGATAAAAATATTATTTACAAAATAAAAGAAAATAATAATGGTGGAAAAAGAGCTATAAGAAAAGATGAAAATTTTAATCCACCAAAAACAGAAGCTGCAAGATTTGAAAAAAGATCAAAAAGAATTGACGTATGGTATGAGGGAGTTATTGTTTTAGGTACAAATACAGTATTAAAATGGGATTTAATGAAAAATATGGTTCGTCCAAAGTCAGGAATACAAAAAGTTTTGGCGCCATATGTTTTAAGTGCACCTAAAATGTACAGAGGACAAATAGATTCTTTAGTAAAAAGAATGATTCCATTTGCAGACCAAATACAATTGACACATTTAAAACTGCAACAGGTAATTTCTAAAATGATTCCAGATGGAGTTTACTTAGATTTAGATGGCATAGCTAGTGTTGATTTAGGTAATGGAGCAATGTATAATCCTAATGAAGCTTTGAATATGTATTTTCAAACAGGAAGCGTTGTTGGTCGTAGTTTTACAGAAGATGGTGAATTTAATAATGCTAAGATACCTGTTCAAGAATTAACTAGCTCAGGGTCTAATGCAAAAATCAGTTCTTTGATAGGAATGTATAACCATTACATAGCTATGATTAGAGATGTAACTGGTATAAATGAAGCTAGAGATGGATCTATGCCAGACTCAAAAACTTTAGTAGGAGTCCAAAAATTAGCTGCTTTAAATTCAAATACAGCTACTCGTCATGTTTTAGATTCAGGATTAAGATTGACAAAAAGATTAATAGATTGTGTGGCTTACAGGTTTTCAGATATGCTGGAATATACCGATATGAGAGAATCATTAATGAATATGATTGGATCAAAATCAGTTGCTATAATTGATGATATAAAAGACATACATCTGCATGATTTTGGAATTGAAATTGAATTACACCCAGACGAAGAAGAAAGAGGTATGCTAGAGCAGAGTATTCAATTAGCTTTATCAAAACAAATGATTGATTTGAATGATGCTATTGACATAAGAAACATAAGAAATATAAAACTTTCTAATGCTTTACTTAAAATCAGAAAAGATAAAAAAGAGATTTTAGATTTGAAAAAGAAAGAAGCAAATATAAAAATGCAAACAGAATCAAATGTAAAATCTTCTGAAGCAGCTTCTGCAAATCAAATAAAAGAAATGCAGTTTAAAATGCAGTCAGAATTAGAGATGGAAAAACAAAAAGCTATGCTTGAAATACAAAGAATGACAAAACAAGCAGAGTTAGACATGATGCTTCAAAAACAAAAGCTAGAAATGTCAATGATGTCGAAACAAACAGAATTAGCACAGCTTTCTAGTAGAGAAAAAAATAGAGAGGATAGAAAAGACCAGAGAGTTGATCAGCAAAGTGAAAACCAATCAAAGCTGATTGAGCAAAGAAAAGGAAATAAACCACAGCAAGAATTTAGCAATAATACACAAGGAATAGTAGATCAATTACTTAGCTAAAATGTATTATAAAAATGTATATTTTTGTTTAATAAATTTAATTTAATAAAATGGCGGATATAAAAGTAAAAGTTCTGGATGAAGACGCACCAGAAGTAAAAGTAAAATCTGAAGCTCCACAAGAAGAGGAGGTTAAGGTTGAAGAAAAAACACAGGATTCTGTAGAGGAAACTCAAAAGGAGCCTGAAAAAGAGCAGGTTGAAGAAGTGAAAGGTTCTGAAGAAAAAAAAGAAGAACCTGAAGTTGAAGCACCTGTTGTGAAAGATGAGGTTCGTGAAGAGCCTCAAAAAGATGTTCTTTCAAATAGTGAAGAAAAACAAGTTGAGCTTCCAGAAGACGTAAAGTCTTTTTTAAAATTTAAAGAAGAGACTGGGCGAGGGATGGATGACTATGTCAAGTTAAATGTAAATTACGACGAAATGAATGAATCAGATTTATTACGTCAATACATAAAAGAAGACAAACCTCATTTTGATGAAGAAGATATTTCGTTTTATATAGAAAGTAATTTTATTTCTAAAGATGATGATGACGATAATATTGCCAGAAAGAAAAAGCTTGATTTGAAAGAGACTATATACAAAGCTAAAAAGCATTTTAATAGCTTGAAGGATAATTACTATACTCCTGTTGAGTCAACAGAGGAAGTACCCGAAAAATATAAAAAAGCTTTTAGTTTTTATAGTGAATATCAGAAGGACCAGGAGAAGCAGGATATTTTAACTAAAAAAAGGGGACAATATTTTGTTGAGCAGACCGACAAGTTGTACAATCAGATCGAAGGTTTCGAGTTTGACTTAGGTGACAGCAAACAAGTTTACAAGATAAACGACAAGGATTCTGCAAAAAAACAAACTGCTAGCCTCACTAAGTTCGTCAATAAATTTTTAGATAACGACGGATATATAAAAGACACTGCTGGTTATCATCGTGCAATGACGATAGCTTCTCAACCTGATCAGTTCGCCAAGTATTTTTATGAGCTTGGAAAAGCGAGTGCAGTCGATGGGATTGTTAAAGAAACAAAAAACATCGATATGACCGTAAAAGCAAATACAGGGCAAACAGATGACGGTAGAACTAAGTTTAGAGTCGTGGACAGTGGTTCTGGATCTTCTTTAAGAGTTAAAAAAAGAAATTAGAAACCTTTAAAAAATTATTATTATGAGTGTAACAATGTCACCAACGCCAGCTAATGTACCCATTACGCCAGCGCCGACAAAGTCGACATTATCGACTAACTACATCACTAGCTTTGACTTTTTAAGTCAATATCTACCTGATGTTTATGAAAAAGAATTCGAAAGGTATGGAAATAGATCTATTGCGTCTTTTTTAAGACTAGTAGGAGCTGAAATACCTTCTAACTCTGACCTTATCAAATGGACAGAGCAAGGACGTTTGCATACAATCGTTAAGAGTGCTACAAGAAGTGGAGAAGTTATTACTTCAAATAGCCACCCTTTTAGATTGAATCAAACTGTAATCATTTCTGATGGTACTAACACTGCCAAAGCTTTAATTACTAATGTAAACGTTAACGGAAACGCATTTACTGTTTCTGCTTACGGTGCAGCTAATTTAACTGCTGCAGGAATGACTGGAACAACTGGACTTACTATATTCGTGTATGGTTCTGAATTTAAAAAAGGAACTAACGGAATGGAAGGAAGTTTAGAAGCTAACCCTGTTATCTTCGAAAACAACCCTATTATAATCAAGGACAAGTATGAAGTTGCTGGTTCTGATTTAGCACAAGTGGGTTGGATTGAAGTTACTACAGAAAATGGAGCTACTGGATATCTATGGTATTTAAAATCTGAGCATGAAACAAGACTACGTTTTGAAGACTACTTAGAGACTGCTATGGTAGAAGGTGAGCCTGCTGCATCTGGATCAGCTGCTGCTACTGCTGGTTTCAATGGTACAAAAGGTTTATTCCATGAAGTTGAAAATAGAGGAAACGTTGCTACAGGTTCTATTGCTGCAAAAACAGACGTAGAAGCTATTGTAAAAGTTTTAGATAAGCAAGGTGCAATTCAAGAAAACGTTATTTTCTCTGCTAGAGATAAGTCTTTCGAAATAGACAATATGCTAGCAGCTCAGAATAACTTTGGTTCTTCAGGAGCATCTTTCGGTTTGTTTGACAATGATAAAGATATGGCTTTAAATCTAGGATTCTCTGGATTTAATATTGGTTATGATTTTTATAAAACTGACTGGAAATATCTAAACGATGCTACAACTAGAGGAGCAATCGGTGATATCGATGGTATCGTAGTTCCTGCTGGTACTACAACTGTTTATGATCAAGTACTTGGTAAAAACGCTAAAAGACCTTTCTTACACGTACGTTTTAGAAAGAGTGAAGCTGAAGACAGAAAGTACAAGACTTGGGTAGTTGGTTCTGCTGGCGGAGCTGGAATGAGTAGCGACCTAGACGCAATGCAAGTTCACTTCTTAAGTGAAAGAGCACTATGTGTTATGGGAGCGAATAACTTCGTTATCATGAAGTAATTTGTATTAAGAGGGGGTATTGCCAAGCATGTAAACGCCCTGCTAACGCCCCCTCTTTTTTTTAATCTAATAAAATTTAAATAAAATGCCTACAACAAAAACAGCACGAACTAGTGCGAAAAAAAAAGACTCATGGGTGGTCAAAGAAAGACGTTACATTTTAAAAGGTAACAAAAGCCCAATATCATATTTACTTAGATCTTCTCATCATCCTAATAAACCTTTACAGTATTTTGATGGAGAAAATTATCGTCCTTTACGATATGCATCAAATTCAACTACGCCTTTTATGGATGAGCAAGATGGGTATGTAATATCACAAGCGATAGAATTTGAAAATGGAGAGCTTATTGTACCAGCAGCAAATGTGAATTTGCAGAAATTTTTAAGTAATCTTCATCCTGATAAAGATAAGGTTTATGAAGAGTGGGATCCAAATAGAGATGCGAAAGAAGAATTGGAAGCTGAAGAGTACGCTTTGGATGCTCAAGTCACAGCAAGAGATATGCCTATAGAAGAGTTAGAGGCAATTGGTAGAATAGTTTTTAGGTCTGATGTAAACAAAATGACATCTGCAGAATTAAAAAGAGATATGCTTTTGTTTGCAAAAGATAATCCAAAAGAGTTTATTGATTATGCAAATGATCCAGATATAAAACTCAGAAACTTGGCTATACGTTCTATAGATTCAGGAGTGTTAGCAATAAAAGATGATAATAGAACTGTTGTTTGGAACGACAAAACTCAACAAACTGTTCTTACTGTGAAGTTTGGCGAAAATCCCATAGGAGAATTATCGGCATATTTCAAGACAGATGAGGGCATGGATTTGATGGAAGCTATAGTTAAGAAGCTATAAATACTTTCTCCCTCTTTGAAAGCCCCTCACATGAGGGGTTTCTTTTTTTCGTAAATTTGTTAAAAATTGAGTAATGATTAATAGCGTAAGAAATACCGTACTATCAATTATAGATAAAGATAACAGCGGTTTCATATCGCCTCTCGAATTTAACCTTTACGCTAAAGCTGCGCAATTAGAAATATATCAAGAATATTTTGATAATCACAGAAAAGCAGTTGTAGCAAAAAATCAAAGAAGAGGATCAAAAGGGGCGTTTGATGAAATCAAAGATATCAGACATAAACTTGACATCTTTACTACGAAAGTTGATCAATTACCAATAGTAAGCGGAACTACAAATAGATACACTTTGCCTACAAATCTATATATGATAGATAGTGTTTTGTGTGATAACGATTTAGCTGAAGAGGTAAATAAAACTGAGTTTTACTATTTAAAACAAGCGAATTTAGCATCTCCATCTGATAAATACAAAGTATATACTCGATTTGGAAATGAACTAGAAGTTTCACCTGATCTTGCTTCAGGAAAATATTTATGTTTAGTTTATCATAGAACTCCACTTGATCCAAAATGGACTTATCTCACAACAGCTGCAGGCGATCCAATTTATAACGCTAGTGCAACAGATCATCAAGATTTTGAATTACATCCAGAAGAAGAAACACAATTAATTGTAAAAATATTAAGATATGCTGGTGTCAGTATTAGGGCAGAAGATGTGGTTAACACAGCAGAAAACCAAGATGTAAAAGAATTTGAAAAAGAAAATTTAACATAGATATATGGCTACCTCTCAACAGTATTATCAAGATTCAACTAAACATGGACAATATCAGTTTGTAAATCTTACAGATGTGATAAACAATTTTATGTTGATGTATGTAGGTGATGAAAAAATTATAAATGATATTCCTAGATATCAAGTAGTGCACCATGCAAAAAGAGCTATACAAGAATTAAATTACAATGCTCTTAAAGAGACTGTACAAATGGAGATAGAGTTAGGGTCTAATTTAAAAATAATTATGCCAGAGGATTTTGTACAATTAGTAAGAGTTTCTTTTATAGATGAATTCGGAAGATTGTATCCTATGACAGAAAATCCACACAACGCTTTACCAAAAGCATTTTTACAGGATGATAATGCAGACTTTACTTTTGATAGCGATGGGGCATTACAACAAGGAACAAGCCTATCTGAAGCAAGGATGGCTTTAAATCCAACAAAACAAAAAGATATAGATTCTTTAGAAGATGAGCATTCAGGTGGTAGATATGGTATGGAAACAGGACTTGCTAATAAAAATGGAAGGTATTTGATAGATAAAAAATCAGGAGTGATAAAATTTAGTTCTGATCTACAAGATGGAGATATTATTGTTTTAGAATATATTTCAGATGGTTTATTCGGATCGACAGACACAACAATTAAAATTAACAAACTTGCAGAGGATTATATTTATGCATATCTTCAAGCTTCTATATTAGAAACTAAGTTCGGTGTTCAAGAGTATATTGTTAGAAGAACTCAAAAATCAGCATCAGCAAAATTAAAAAATGCTAAAATCAGGTTGATGAACATTAATATGGATAATTTAGTACAGCGTTTAAAAGGCAAGAATAAGTGGATTAAATAATGAAGATAAAAAACATCTTCCTTTCTGGCCGTATGAATAAAGATACGGATGAGCGTTTATTAAAAAAGGATGAATATATTCATGCCGAAAATATAAACGTAGCTAATGCTATTGATAGCGATACAGGAGTTGTAAAAAATACACCAAGAAATTTTTTAGCTTATCCTACCGCTCTATCTTTTCATGGAGGAAATCCTGTGACAATAGGGTCTGTAGCTGATGATTCATCTCACAAAATATATTGGTTTGTTGCAACAGATACTTGTTCCTATATATGCGAGTATAGTAGGACAGAAGAAAGCGCGTCTATAATATTAGAGGATACTAGAACAGGTAATGATAGAGTTTTAAAATTTGACAAGAACAGATATATTCATAGCGCTAAAATAATTATTGATACAGAAAACGAAAGAAAGTTTTTAGTTTGGACAGACGGAAAAAATCCACCAAGAAAAATAAACATAGATAGAGCAAAAACGTATGGGGCTAATAATTTTATAGAACAAGACATTTCTGTCATAAAAGCTCCACCGATATATAGCCCAATAGCTAGGTTAAGCAATTCTCAAACTTTAAAAGAGAATTACATAAAAGATAAATTTATTCAATTTTGCTATAGATATAAATATCTAGATGGAGAGTTTAGCGCTCTCAGTCCTTTTAGCAACTATTCATTTTTAGCAAAAGAGTTTTTCTATGATTATGAGCAAGCTACTAATGAATCAATGGAAAATGCTTTTAATGAGATTTTGGTTACATTTAAAACAGGAGATTCTAGAGTCACAGATATTGAGCTTGTATATAGAGAGTCAAAATCCACAACATTATATGTTGTAGAAAAGTTTAATAAAGAATTACTTGAACTTGGTAATGATGAGGACTATACATTTAAATTTTCAAGTCCAAAGGTAAGCACAGTTTTAGCTTCAGACGAATCAACAAGATTATATGATAATGTTCCATTGAAAGCAGAAACTATGGATGTTATTGGTAATAGGTTGGTATATGGAAATTATACAGAAAACTATAACCTTTATCATTTTGGAAATGAAAAAATAAAATTTGATTTTACCGTTAATAAAGTTTCATATCCAATACAAACAGGAGTAGCTCAACGTAGTATAAAAAGTAATAGAAACTACGAAGTAGGTTTGGTTTATTTAGATGAGTATGGCAGAATGTCAACGGTTCAAACTTGCGAAGGAAATAACGTTCATGTTCCAGCAGAGGATTCTCAAAACAAAAACACTATTCAGTTAACAATAAATCATGTTGCACCTTATTGGGCAAAATATTATAGAGCTTTTGTTAAAGAAACTGAAACTACATATGATACAATTACACCAGTTATATTTCATGTAGATTCAGAATTTGTTTTTGTTAAAGTAGAAAAATCGGATGTAGATAAATTTAAAGAAGGAGACTTTTTGGTTGTGAAATCAGATACATCAGGGATTTTAGACAGGTATGTTGAAACAAAAATTGTAGAGTTTGCACAAAAAGAAAGAAACTTTTTAGATACAACAAATTCAATAGCAATATTACAAGAAGAGGGAACATATATAAAACTAAAGCCAACAAAATTCTCTATAAACGATAGTAATTTTGATAAATTGTTTTGGGAATATCACGACCACACTGGTAATAAATCTAGAGATAGGATCGACAATGATAACACTGTAAATTATTTTGAAGGGCCTAATTTTTATGCAACGGCAGCTTTGAGTCAAAATGATTTAATTGTTTCAGGAGCTCCATCAGGAGTTACAGAAGATCAGAGATTTGAAGTGGTAGTTCAGTCGACTACAGGAAGCGCCGATACTTTTAAATGGAGAGTTCATGATCCAACAGGAACAACACAGTATACTGAAAATGTTACTATGACAACTAGCGCACAAGCTTTGAGTGGTGGTTTATCAGTTCATTTTAGCTCAACCACAGGGCATACAGTTGGAGATAAATGGTTTGTGAATGGTAGGACAAGTTTTTCTTTTTCTGAAAACTCTGGAACTCAAATGATATATAGAGGGTATCCTGAAAACGAACTTATTGGCGTGGGATCGGTCTTGAGAATATATTATCAAGAATATAAAGGAAGTAGTGCTGGAGGAGGTATTATAACTCATAATGCGAGTTACACAGCAAGTAAAGATTATCCAAATATCGAAGAATTTTGGCATGAAGTGATAAAAGATGAAATGACTCTTGATATTGCAGAAGCAAAAATAAAATGGAGAAGAGGTGTGCCGAAAACATCAATTAGTGGAAATAGAGAAATGTATAGTACTGGTCTGACAATAACTAATAATGTAAATCATGCATTATATATGATTATTGATTCTGAGCTCAGACAAACCAGTGATTTTGGAAGGCAATGTTTTTCTGAAGGCTCTTGGAGTTTTGTTACAAGAAAAACAAACGGATCTATATTAGTTTTTGAAACCAAGCCAGAAGTTTTAAATGATAATATTTATTATGAAATAGGTCAAACATATAACATAGACAAAGAGGGTTTTCATCAAGGATCAGACACAGATCAATCACAAGACGAAGAGCAATCTGCTTTAGTGACTATAGATTGGTTTAATTGTTTTTCTTGGGGTAATGGCGTTGAAAGTTTTAAGCACAAAGACAGCCTTCTAGGAAACAAAATGTTGACAAATGCTAGAGCATTAACAAATTATTCTGGATATAGAGAAAATAAAAGAGTTGCGGCGTTGACCTATAGTGGTGTTTATAATCAAAGTACAAATTACAATGCATTAAATGAATTTAACTTATCACTTATAAACTACAGAGATATAGATGATCAGTTTGGAAAAATAATGAAAATAGAGTCAAGGGACACGGATTTGATTGTTTTTCAAGAAAATAAAATATCTAAAATATTATTTGGTAAATCAGTTTTAGCAACACAGGATGGTGGGGGAGAAGTAGTGCAGTCAGAGAAAGTTTTAGGATCACAGGTTGCATTTTTAGGTGAATACGGAATATCAAGTTCAGCATCATCATTAGCAAAATGGTTTAATGATATTTATTTTGCAGATGAAAGAAGGGGTACTGTAATGAGGCTTGGTAGTAATGGGCTAGAAGAAATATCTAGGTATGGAATGAGGGATTGGTTTAGAGAAAACATAAGATCAAGAAATCATAAAAAGCTTATTGGTGGTTACGATCCTCATAATAATAACTACATATTGTCAATAAAAGATCCTATTATAGAATGGAGAGAAGATGATTATTATTGTGCAAAAGGATCAAAAGATTGGAGGCCAGACAAATATTATTGTAAGCAAGATTTAGTGCCAATACCTGTTCCAGTACCAGTAGCCCCAACATTTACATGTACTACTGCTTTATTTAATGTGGCAGATGGTACAACTGGAGATACTATTGCAATAGGAACAGATGCTACTGTATCGGTAGGAACTTTAAACAGTGTTAGTCCTGCAACATATCAGTCTGGATCAACTACTTATACAGCGAATATTACAGTGCCAGCAGGATATTCAAACTCTGGGTCAGCAATAACTATATGTACAGACACAGCAACAGGAGTTGCAGCACCAACACCAGTACCAGTAGCAGCACCAGTTGCTCCAACACCACCACCAGTACCAGTTGCTTGTAGTGAATGTCCAGGAGATATAAATTCTATATCAGATTTTAATGCTACTGTAGGAGATACGGGAACAATATCTATGACTGGAACTAATGTTTCATTTAGTAGTGTCCATGTATTCCAGTCAAGTTTAATCAGCGCTAGTGTTTCAGGATCTACGTTAAGTTGGTCTGCTACAGCAGCTGGTACAGCTCAACTTAGAGTTATTGCTAATAATACATCTGGACAAGGAGGAGCAGGAGGTTGTTGTCAAGAAACAGAAGATTTCTTTGTAACTATAGCTGCTGCACCTGTACCAACAGCGCCAGCAGCAACTTGTAGTGATGCTGGATTTACTGTAAGTAATGGAACAACAGGAGCAACTGTTTCAGGATCTGTAAATAGTGGATTTACATTAAATAGTATATCTCCAAGCACTTACACTGCTGGATCTGCAACATATACTGCAAGCATTACAGTTAATAGTGCTTCATATTCAAACAATGGAAGTCAACTTTCACCTTCATGTACTGCGACTGCAACTGGTTCTGCGCCACCAACACCAACAGCGCCATCATGTATAAATTATGAGATTTCAAATCAAGGAGGTTATGGAAGTAATTCAATAACATATCAACCGTGTGGCTCTACATCTTATACAACAAACACTATTCCTTATGGAGATAGTTTTGACAGGTGTATTAATGCTGGACCGAGTGGAATATCTTCTGTAGGAAGCAATTTGACTTTAACTAACAATGGAACTTGTACGTGATAAATAATTAAATTTGCAATATGGCAAACACAGGAGAAGTAGTTGTAACACAATTAAGGATGTATGTAGATGGAAATGCTACAAAAACAGTCAAAAGAAATGCGGCTGGAGACGCTAATTATATTCCACCATTTCTAGATCCAGACACTTGTTTTGTTAATGGAACTGCTGTGACACCATCACCAGTGCCTGTTGCACCAACACCTCCAACACCTGTAGGCCCACAAAATCCCACACCAACTCAGTGTTTTTATGAACAAATAAATGTTTCTGCAACAACACAAGCGGACACAAATACAGCTTGTGCGGATACAAATCTTACACAAACAATAAGACATGATTCCACAGCGGCATTATTCCCTAATATCGGAACAATAGTATGGACGGATTGTGGAACTACTACTATTGCTGATGGTTATTATAAGGTAAATGGAACTACAAAAGTTTTCAGAACTAGTAATGGTAAAATAATAACTGTAAACAGTTGTGTTGCTGCACCAAACATGCCTTGTACAGGGAATAATACAGATATATTTTTATCAGCAGGTCAATCAGCATTAGGTGATTTTTGTGGAAGCGGACAATCTGTTAACAACACGCATCTTTTTGTTGGAGGCTCCTTATCAGATGGTGTTGGAAAATATATTTGCAAGAATGGTCAACCTATAAATGGACAAAATAAATTTTATATTGTATCTTTAAACCCATATACAGCTAATACATCACAAAATCCTTTTGCATATTATAAGATAGATAGCAGTGGTAAAGTTGTTCAGCATGCAAGTTATGATTGTAGTACAGGAACAGGTTCAGGTGGTGGAGAGCTAGTATAAATGAATTTAAATTTAATAAAATGTTGCAAATAATCGAATCTTTTTTAAGTGACGAGCAATGCGATAGTCTAATAAAAATGATAGACGCTCATAATGTTCGTTCAAGCGTATCAGGAACAGGAAGTGATAGATCAGTTACTAATGATGAATTTAGAACTTCAAGCACCTGTAATTTATTTAAAGAAGACCCTTTAGTAGTAGAAGTTAAAGAAAAAATAGCTAACCTTATAGGATACCCAATAGAAATGGGTGAAGATTTACAAGGTCAGAAATATGAACCAGGGCAATTTTTTAAACCACATTATGATTTTTTTGAAGGTGATTCATATACAAATCACTGTTTAGCTTCTGGCAATAGGACTAAAACAGTCATGATTTATTTAAATGATGATTTTGAAGGTGGGGGAACAAACTTTCCAGATATAAAGAAACATATAAAAGCAAAAAAAGGATCAGTTTTAATCTGGGAAAACATGAAGAATGGAGAACTTCAAAAAGACATGATGCACGAGGGTGTAGAGGTGGAAAAGGGAACTAAATACATTGTTACTTCTTGGTGGAGAGAAAATATTTGGGATCCTTTTTTAGACGATAAATTATCAAAGGAGCACCACAAAACTAAAATAACAAAGGTTAGACCATTGAACTCAAAAACATTTAGTAGTTATGAGCAAATTCCTAGATTTTCTGAAAGAGGTTATGAAGTAATTAAGTTATCAGACAATTTGTGGAATAAAGTAAAAGAAATGTATGAGGAGGTAAAGCCTTTTGAAACAGAGGAGCATTTCCCAAATAAAAAAGGCGTTATACCATCACCAAATGAAGTTTCTAGTACCCTTATGGATTTAGGTAATGTTCATGAAAAAAGAGATGCATTTCATCAAGCGCTTAGACCAATACACGAGCAGTTTTGCGGAGTTAATTTAGAACCAACATTTATATATGGTATACGCTCTTATTTAAGGGGCGCTGGGCTTGTAAAACACAGAGACAGGATAGAGACACATCATATTTCAGGAATAATTATGGTTGATAAAGACTTGAAATGTGGGTGCGCAAATAAAGAATATGCAGATGATTGGCCTTTAGATATACAAGATCATAATGGTATATGGCAAAAAGTATTGTTAGAGCCTGGCGAAATGTTGTTATATGAATCTGCTACTTGTGAGCATGGAAGAGAAGAGTTGTTTACAGGCACATACTACAGAAATTTTTATGTTCATTACAAGTTGAAAGACTGGATTTATGAGCCAGCAAACTAAATATATTTCTTTTTCTCCTTGGTGGGCTGGTTGGAATAATCAAAGAAAGTCATATGAAACAGCAGCAGCAATATCAGTTATAACAGGTAGAAAATTAATTTTACCATACAAAGAATATTGTTGTTTTTTTAGTGATCATGAAAAAAAATCTACATTTTTAAATGCATGGAATATTTTAGATAAAAATGCTTTTACAAAAGAATTTGATTGTGTCGATTTTTTTGATGTACCAGAATATGAAAACTTAGGAAACAACACACATTATTTTTCTGGCATAGACAAAATAGCTAAATGTTTTTTGTTTCAAGATTACCCATATCAAGATTGGGGTTATAATAAAGATCCATCAAAAGATGAAGTTTTAGTTTATAATATTGAAAATAAAAAAGACTTTCAAAATTTTTGTGGAAACAGGCGTGTTTACGATTTAAATGTAGATAATAAATTTATACATTTTCCAAGAAACCTATTTTCTAATTTTTATTACCACGTGTATGGCCCAAATAAAGAAATTAGAAATTTAATTAAACAAAAGATTGGAAGAGGTATTGTTTTTAAAAAAGAATATTATGGTTTAGCAAAAAAAGCTTTGAATGGTTTAGGAAATTTTAATGCTATACACTTTAGGTCAGGAGATTTCAAAAATACACATACATCTGATACAACATATATGATACAAAATCTAAAACAGATGTTGGATGGAAGGATTCCTAAAGGGTGTAATTTATACATAGCAACTGATGAGGTTAATAAAGCTGTTTTTGATTGTTTGATGCCTGATTATAAAATATATTTTAGAGAAAGTTTTTATAATTTTTTAGATCAATATGAGGCGTTAGCATTAGACCATATTATACCAGCAAAAGCAGATATTTTTTTAGGCACAAAATGGAGTACATTTTCTGATGCAATTCATATTATGAGAGGTTTTTCTGGTAAAAAAGATTTTAGTAGACAAGGAATTAACTTTAATTTGCCTAAATTAGATTCTAATATATTGCCTTGGAATCAAGAGCAGTATCAATGGTGTAATTTATACGATATACATTGGAGAAATGAGTAAAAATATATTAATACTTGGAGGTGGAGGATTTATTGGAGGACACCTTGCAAAAAGATTAAAATCAGAAGGAAACTGGGTTAGGGTAGCAGACATAAAAAAAGAGCCATCTTTTTTCAAAAAAGAAGATATATGTGATCATTATGTAAGTTTGGATTTAAGAGAAGAAATTGATGTAGATGTGGCTTTTTCAGGAGAAGAATGGGATGAGGTTTATAATTTAGCTGCAGATATGGGTGGAGCCGGATATATATTTACAGGAGAAAATGATTCAGACATAATGATTAACTCTTTACGTATTAATTGTAATATCATTGACAATTTAAATAGTAGATGTAAAAGATTTTTTTATTCAAGTTCAGCTTGTATTTATCCTCAACAAAATCAAACCAATCCAAACAAAAACACTACAGAAGAATCAACGGCATATCCAGCCAATCCAGATTCAGAGTATGGTTGGGAAAAATTAATTAGTGAAAGGTTGTATTTAGCTGCAAAGCGTAATAAAAATATAACAATCAGAATAGCTCGTTATCATAATGTTTATGGACCATATGGTGCTTTTAATGATGGAAAAGAGAAAGCTCCTGCAGCTTTATGTAGAAAAGCGATAGAGGGGGATAATGAAATAGAAATTTGGGGTGATGGAAAACAAACAAGATCTTTTTTGTATATAGAGGATTGTGTAGATGCAACGATTAAATTTATGAGACAAGATAATTTTTGTGGTCCGATAAATATAGGCTCAGAACAAATGGTAACTATCAATGGATTAGCTTATGCAGTTATAAAAATATCTGGTAAAGATTTGAAAGTCAAGCATATAGATGGGCCTTTAGGGGTCAGAGGTAGAAATTCCCATAACAAATTGATTTATAAGCTTTTGAAGTGGAAACCAAAATACACTTTAATGGAAGGACTGAAACCAACCTATGAATGGATAAAAAAGCAGGTTTGTTAATTTAGTATCTTTGTAAAAAAGTAAACGATGTCATTAAGGACAGGTCAAAAAGTCGTCACAAAATTACGAAAATATATTAATGGGTATCCGACTACAGAAGTAAAAGATAATACTTCAGGAGAGGCGGATTATATAGCTCCGTATGTTGACGAGTCTTCTTGTCCTAAATATGAAATTGAAACAATTGTTACACCTACAGCTTCACCAGTAGGTAGTGAAGAAATTCCAGCACCAATAGGCGTTGTAGAAGAGCCGCCACCAGATCAAAGCACAGTTTGTACCCCATGTTTTACGAGAGATGTGTCTGAAAGGGAGTGTAAAACATATGAAATATCACATATTTATTTACAAAACCAACCTGGAATTGACCAAGCTTTTATGGAGGTTAGCTATTACTACAAGAATTGTGAAAATGGCCTTATAGTAGAAGGGGAGTTAAATCCTGGAGGTGTTGTGAATGTAAATAGTATGACAAGACCACAGACAGTTTTTGGACCAGGTATTAATGTTACAGAAGGTCAGGTAGTACAAGGTTTTAGCGATATTGACATTAACAAATATCACTATTTAGCTACAGGATGTTATGATTCAGATGATAGGTTTTTAAGGTCAGTCACTCAATTTAATGTAGGAGATGTTGTAAAAACAGCAAATAGCACTTGTTGTTGGGAAATAATGTCTATAGTCAGTCCAAGACCAGCAAACGAAATTATATTTAATTCAGCATCAGATAAATTTGCTAGTTGTACTGAATGCTGTGACATCAGCTCATCAGGAAGCACATATGGAGTTGAACCAACAAAAGCCGCTGTAATTACAGGATCAAACGCGTCTTTATCACATACACCTGGCTTCGGCATACCAGTTACAAAAGTCTTTCAAGTAACAGGGGGTGGATCAGTAGAGGTAAAATTTACCTTACAATTAACAACTGGTAATTACATAAATGCAGCGGCTAGGGTTTTAAAAACAGTAGGCCTAACGAAACAAACTGTTATAGAGTTTCCGTTGCAAACAGGTGTAATTCCTTACGTAGAAAACAAAGCTTCAAGATATGGTGGCACTGGTAGTGACGTTGTACAATCAAAAGTTGTAAATTTAGATCCAGGCACATATAAAATAGAAATAGATCCAATAAAAGCTTCTAGCAATGCGTTTGGATCAGCAACAGTAACAGTAAATCCAGAATAATGGCAGAAAATACAATATCATACAGTGAATCAGCAAAAGGTTTTCCAACGTTTCATAGTTTTATACCAGATTGGATTGAGAACTTAAATGATTCTTTTTTTACTTTTAAAGATGGACAATTATATATCCATCATATTGTAGAAAATCAGAGAAACAATTATTATGGTGTAGATTATAATAGTGTAATTGAGTTTGCGGCTAACGAAAGCCCATCGGATATCAAAATGTATAGAGCTTTGAAAACCGAAGGAGACAGTAATAATTGGGACGCTACGATTGAGACAGAAAATGAAAAAGGTTTTGTAAACAAAGATTCATTTCAGAAAAAAGAAGGAATGTATTATGGATATGTAAGAAATGACAACACTTCAGTAGACTATAAAAAACTAAGTGTTCAAGGTGTAGGAACTTGTGCTTCATCTACAACATCAACAGTTACCGTAACAGGGCTAAAATCAGGCATAGTCTCTGTTGGTGATAATTTATATCAAGCTACAGTGTCAGGAAGCTCAATAGGTACACCTTCTTTACTAGGCGTAATTAATTCTATATCTGGTGATGTTATAACTCATGATGGTTCGACTGCAGCAACTACAAGTAATTTTATATTGTTTGCTAAAAATCAAACTGCAGAGTCTGAAGGAGTAAGAGGTTATCACGCTAAAATTAAGCTAACTAACAATAGTACATCTCCTGTTGAGCTTTATGGTGTAGACAGTGAAGTTACAAAGAGTAACCTTTAAAATTTGTATATTTGCATAAAAACTATTTAATATGGATCCATTTACAGCAATAGCCATGGGCACTCAGATTGCAGGAGGGTTGTACAAAACCATAGACGGTATAGTCAACGCAAAAGCAGCTAGAGAAAAAATGAAAAGATTAGAAGCTCAAGCTTTACCTCTCAATGCTTTTGAAGCTTTACAAGTAAGTACAGAGGCTCAAGAAATGCAAGTGGAACAAATAGAAAAAAGATTAAAAGACCAAACAGAGGCTTTACGAGGGGCTGGTACAAGAGCTATAGTTGGAGGTATAGGTACATTAAATGAGTCAGCAGTTGATGCTTTTAGACGAATAGGCGCTGATATGGATGAAAAAATGGACTCTAAAAACAGATTGATAGCTGAAGAACAAGCAAATATATATGGTGTCGGAGAAGCAAGATATAGAGGTCAATTAGCGCAAGCTGGTAGTCAATTTGCTGCTTCAAAAAATCAAATATTTAGTGGTATTGGTGATATGGGTGGTGCTGTCGTATCAGCTAGAAACATGGAATTAAAACAAGGCGCCATTGATGCTGGGCTGGATGGGTTTGATTACTGATATAGATTAATATGGCAAACGGAAATAGAAGATTACCAAATGCGTTTGATAGAGGGAGAACTAGAAGAAATCCTTATCTTTCTTCAGGGAGTTATGATTATGGTCCACCTGCTGCTATTACTGAAGATTTTGGTGAAATAGGTAGAGGTTTAGAAAAAGGTTTTGATGAAGCTATTGATTTAGCAATGAAAGCCGAAGAAAGACTAGATAAATATACCAAAGAAGCTCAAGAATCACAAGATTTTGATAATACTGGGATAAGTGACATTGATAATGCTACACGTAATTTGGCTTATTCAGCTAAGGAACAATTGTTTGATCGAAAAAACATGATTGGTAAAGATGTAGAATACTATGATCCAAAGTCAGGTAAGATAAAAACAAGAATGTTTACGATAAATGATTTTAATAAATTCAAAAATAATCTTGTTAATAATTCAAAAATATGGTCAGGTCAAATAAATTTAGTAAATAAAACTCTTGAGGAGTATGAAAAAAATGATCAGCTTTCTGATGTAACAAAAGAGGCTTTTTTACAGTCTGTTGGAGCTACAGTTAATAAAAATCTTTCTTATAAAATTAATGTTGACGAAAACGGTAACTTCAAACTTATATCAAGTGGTACAGATATAAATCCTTATGGTGGGGATGAGGAAGAAGTTCAGATTATATCGAACTACAAACAATCAGCTGTAAACAAAATACAAGAAGTAAACAAATTTGATGCTGTCGCTGATATAGAAAAGTTTAGAAAAACATATGCTGAAAGAAAAAAAACCTTTGAAATTGGAGGTGAAAAATATCGGTCGGATCAAGTTTTAGCTGATATGGGGCTTTTTACAAGACACATTACAGAACAGTCTAAAGATTTTGAACCAGCTTTAGAGGCGTATTTAGATAATTTTTCGAATGATAAACAAAAAGTCATAGATTATGCTTCAAAAATGGGTGTTAAGTTTGGAATGATAGAAATGAAGGATGGAAATCCAACAGGTAAAAGAGGGTATATTGACAAGAAGACTAATAAGTTTGTAGAAGACACAAATAGAATATTTATAGAGGAAGATGGTACACTGACATTAGGTGAAGATGCAAGAAAAAATGCAAAAGCAGATTTTAAAAAAGCTGTTAGAGGTGCTTTCGGACAAAAAACTGAAGGAAACCTCACTAAATTTAGAAAACAAAGACCTTCACCTGCGCCTGCGAGAACAGAATATGGT